AGTACTAAAGTCATTACTTAGCGCTTCATAAATTTGAATTCTATCTAGGTCTTTATCAGCAGGGTTTGTCCAATCTAACTGGATATAACTTAACCCGCCTCTTGCAGTTAAATTTGTAGGAACATTCGGCGCAACATCGTTACCAACGTTTGTACCTGTAGTCTCACCAAAATTACTTGTAATACCTAAGCTAGAGATAGAACGAACTCTGACATCATACTCTACATTTGGTTCTACGTTTTGTATTAAGTAATTTGTATTACGTGTAAATACAGAACGATATTCTGTGTCTGTAGACTTTTTCCACTGTACTTCATATTGCGCTACAGAGATATCATCCGCAGAATCCCAAGAAACTTCTAGAGATGTGTAGATCGTACCATCAGTTGAAGTAAATACAACGGAATTGATTACTACATTCTGTGGAGGATTTACTACAAAATCATAGGTAGGGGGGTTCCCATAGGCAATGTCATCTTCAATGTTCCAAGCAAGCGAGGCATAATCAAAATAATAACACTTAAGCTCTACGGTAAGGTCTGCAAAAATTCTAACACTTTCTACACGGTAGACAGAGGTTTCAATACCAGATTGTGGAATTGTAATGTTAACAAAGTCCCCAGGTTCAATAGATAAGCCCTTTTTGCCAACTGTCAAGGTTAAGTAGTGTACAGAGCGGGACACTCGTACTGTCTGTTCTGCTTTAGCAAGTGCGTGGTAAGGATCAGTAACACCATCTAAAAACATATCTGTAGTCATAGGTTGATTGTTATCTTCGGAAAGATATTGAGTATGGACAGCGCCATACCTTTCAGGCCAAGTTACAGAGTCCTCCTTGAAGTCTTCATGTTCATTATCAAATCTAACTGTAACTTGATTATAGCGCTCTTGAGCAGAGGGGTAAAAGACTGTTACAGTTTCTCTGATAATGTCATCTTCTGTAAAGATATGCTTAGGGTCTACTAATGCTTCAAGTGCTGCCTGAGACGAGGGGTAGTCTAGTATAAGCTTGTACCTACCTTCTGATGTCCAAACAATCTCAGCAAGCCCCATTGTATTCATTAAACGTTCAATGTTATCACGAACTTTAGCTTCACTGTCTAATGCAATATTACACTCATACAGAGAAATATTTCTACTTGGTACACTAGTTAGTACATAACTCCCCGTATCAACCTCGTCGTCTGCAGGGTTTGAACTATTCCAAGTATAGAATAGGGCTGTATCTTCTGCTTTATAAATAAAGTCTGAGTCTCCTACAGAGGGAAACACAGAGTAAGACGAAAGTTCTCTAATAGGTCTAACGTTATTTACTCGCCCACCAATAAATTTATTCTCGGACACGGTAGCATCACAAATCTGTGCAGCCCTATAGAAAGAGTAAAGGTCTACTTCTTGGACAGATAAACCTCTACCAAACTCCCCAAGTAAGTAGTCTAAGAGACAGTAAGCGGGGTTATTAGAATAGGTATAGGTTTCATTTAGGCTGTAGTTTCCGCCAGAGTAGACTACTGTTCTTATTTTTCTACCAAGAATAAAGAAAGAGTTACTAGGAACACCTTGATACTGAGGTTCATCTCTGTTTAGGCGATAAACCATTGTGGCATTAGCTGTATCTGTAAAGTAGTTAGTTGAGGGAATACCGTTAGCAGTAGCTATAGCATTTGCAGTACCGCCAGTAGGAACTATGCTAATAAGGTTATCATACTCCTTTTTATCGTATTTTTCATCGTTAACTTTTACATAACGACAACCCTGAATACCGTCCTGACAAAGTGCAGCCTGTACAAATAAAAATTCATTTTTACTACCACCACGACCGCCGCCCCAACCCCCTTTTGTAAATACATCTCCTGGTTTTGTAGCGTCAGCATAGCTGTTACGGGTTAAGTGTTTTGTTTGAAAGCCCCCAACTACTTGTTTACCATAAATAATTGGCAAGTGTTCAACTTGACCAGACGCAGATACCTTAAAACCTTTTCGCTTTTCAGCTTCGGCTTCCATTTTCTCACGTAACTTCTTTTGTTGATTCTGCTGGTAAGCCATAGAAAAAGCAGTAATAGCAAGGTTGACCCAAAAACCCATTATAGTTTACCCCACTTTAACTCTAGTTCGCTATTATCAAAAATTTCATCAAAAGATGTATCATTAGCGTTTCTTTGTTTCATTGAAGACCTAGAGGTAACAAAACTGTTAACCATGTCTAGGTCGGACATTGGGGAAGTTCCCTCAATGGACGCAAGTTTAGTTTCCCAGTTGTTTATAACTTCGGGTTTGTCTACATAGCCTTTATATACATAAAGAATGTCTTGTTGTTCGAGCAGCGGTGTTCCCGTAGCAGGGTTAATAAAGCCTAAACGAACAATAATGTCCTTACCAACAATGTTGGCACGAATGTCTTGTAGGAGGTTATCAGACAAGTCTGAAACAATAACCTTATACGCCTCTCTATCTACAATAGAAGAAAGTTTTGGAGTATCAATTTCAAAAATACCACCATCAGAGGTGTAAACGTTGTTATTATACGAGATATTATTAGAGTAACTTGTTAGGTGATAAGTATTGTTAAAATAAAGATCAATTAAGTAAAAGAACTTAATGTTTCCACTATCAATAATGTTTCTAACTGCTGTGCTAAAGGTACGCATTAGAGTGCCTCAATTAGAGAAATTGTCCCTAAGTTAGAGAGGATACCGTCTGTAAAAGTAATACCTTGTACGTTACTAATATCTCTATAGTAAGTAAAAGTACAGTCACTAAGAACGTTCATTGTATCATCTACGGCTAAAGCTCTGGCTAGTGTGGGATAAATAGAAATAGTAGGGTTGCTACCCGTATCAAAGTTAAGCGCTGCAAGGGTAATATAAACCTTATCATGGTTAGAAAACTTTATAAAACTACCTTTAGGTATTACACCAGTCGTAGCTGCTGTTTTGAGTGTAACACTGCTAGTACCAATAGTGGTAGTAGAAGCAACTTTTGGGTTTGTATTGACAGTAGTTGCCTCATAGACTTCTTTAAACTGAGGCATAACCATGTTACCTACAGCATCAAAAGCAGCAACAGTATCTGCGAACATACTACCTGCAGTTCCTTTCTCATTTACTGTTTCAAAAGACATTTCCCAGCGTTGAGCATTCTGAGTTGCTCTTTGTTTCTTTAGAGAGATAGTATCAACATCAAACATAGGTTCATTTGATATAATCGAAAGAGGTGCTAGAATTTTAGCGCCATTAAAGTAGTACTCCATTTTAGCTCCTTAGTGGTCTGGCGAGAAGTGTAAGCTTTCTTTCAAAGAAAAACTGTGGACGTTTGTCACACACTCCCGTGTTATGTTCTGATGTTGAAACCCAAAAGCCATCACCAGCGATCATAGCCCCTCCAGTTTTATCTTTGGAGAGTTCAAAGGCAACATCACCAAACTGGGGTTTTAGCGTTCTTATTATTTCATAGTTACCTTTTAAGGCTAAGTCATGCACTGTGTCATAACCATTTAGTTTCAACTGCCTAAGATAGTCTATGGAGTTCTTATAAGTTAAGTCTAGTTTAGCAAATAGTGAGTGTTCACCTCGGAGTAATCTATCATACTCAACAATCAATGACCAACAATCATTATAGCCTCTTGTATACACATCAACTTCTTTAGTACGAGAGTTGATTATCGCTCTAGCTCCTTCAAGAGCCTCTGATAGTTCTTTAATACTATACATTATTTATACCTTAATAGGAGGGGGCAGCATCTTCTTAAACGTCAGGTATACTACCCCCTTGAATGTTATATCTTTTTAGCTATGAACATTCTTACTAAATCCGCTACTATATCGCTTCTTACAATGTCGTCTACTCCAAACTCTACTACGGGGAGTTCCATACCACACTCTTTAACTAAACGACAGAACTTAAGTAAGTCCTGACCGTCTTTAACGTCAGACTGTGCAGGGTCTCCCATGAGAACTAGCTTAGAGTTTTCTCCTAGTCTAGTGCTAATAGCCTTTAGCTCATCCATACAAAGGTTTTGAGCCTCGTCTACTAGTACCAAAGAGTTCTTGAAAGACCTACCACGAATAGTTTCAATGGGTTGTATTTCAATCTCTCCCTTGTTAAGCATATACTTAAACTTATCTTTCCCGAAAGCTTGCTCCAAAACTTCTATCATAGGTAGAAGCCAAGGAGTCATCTTTTCTTGGATAGACCCTGGGAAGTGACCTAGAGACTTACCTGTAGGGACGTTAGCACGAGTAAGAACAATCTTCTCATACTTCCCTTGCATGAACAGTTGAGCAACTGTCCCAGCACTACAGTAGGTCTTACCAGTACCCGCACAGCCTATAGTGACTGTTATGGGGTAGACCTTAATAGACCGTATTAGCTTATCTTGTTTA